GCATCGTTTCTGAAATGAGGCTGTGTTCCGCATTCGTCAACGCGCAATTCTTCCAAGAATACGTTTTCTTGATGCCACCCTCTTTAGTGGCTCTGCCTTTGGATGAACCGGAGCAGAGCATATAGATGAGCGATGCGAAGTCATCAAGCTTATTCTTTATCTGCGCAAGATCGTCAATAATCATCGGAAGGCTGTTCAACGCTCCGAGCCGTATTTCTATCGAGTTTTGTGTCGATTTGGCATCGGTTATGTACTCGCCCTCATTTGGATCCGCCCAGATCGAAGCCGCACACATCAGAGCAACAGTTTTTCCTTTACCGGTTCCGCCCCACAGATCAACCACGAACGGCAAAATCCCAAGCGGCTCAACCAATACCGAAGCGAACGAAGCTGCGAGATATATAAGAAGCTCGATTCTCTTGTTTTTACGCTCTTCGCGAATGCATTCACTCCACGTTTTATAGGAACCTTCCTTATGGATTGAATCGAACAATGTCCGCAGATTATCCTCGCTGTCGAATATCACGCTCTGTTCATAAGGCATAAATGAGCCATTAACCCACCCGAGTCTCGATGTTGACATCCTCTCCGGGATATCGTCCTCATTCAGAGCCTCGATGTCTGACAAATACTGAACTAATGCACCGGCATTCTCGCTCGTCACCCTGATCCCGTTGTTTGCAAGGCTGACTATCGTGTTTTTACTTGCGATAACCTTCCTATCTATCAGAACGCTGTTCCACTTGCCCCTGACCTTAAACATCAGATTGATTTTGCAGATATGCGTTTCGATGTTCACAAGGATCGCGGAAGGATATATGGGATGCGAACAAGCAGGAATTCTTCCTTTTTCTCCCAGAGTCCATATCCCATCTTCATCTGTTGCTCTCCATACACCGCTTCGAAGTTCTGGCTGACCTTTGAATTGCAGGTAATACGATTCTCTGTCAGCAACGGCTATTTCCTTCTTGATATCTTTCTTATATGAGGAATAAAGCTTATTGAACGCCGATTTCACTTTCAATTCAGCAGCTCGTGCCTCTATTTCCTGCCGTTTTTTCTCATGATCGAAGTTATTCTCAATGGAAAACAGTTCTATCAGCAGATCTTCAGACAGTATGTCTGATTCTTTCAATTCTTTTACACACTCTAATAACATCCGCCTTATTGATCTCCTCACCTTCTAAATATTTCAAATCCCATACATATTCGAGCCACGGCAGAGCATTTTGCGCTTCACACCATTTATCGCAGAACGGCTGATGATAGAAGATAATGACCTTGCATTTGAAAATCGCATCATCGAGCATTTTCCTGAAATCCGCCTCGAAATTATCGTTTCGAATACGTTCCGCCTTTTTACGTTCGAATTTCGCGCGTATAAGCCTGTTTTTGGCTTTATTTGGACTCTTTTGGTATGTTCCTCCGAGCTTCACAAACGCTTCCGGGAACGAGCAACCATCCATCGCCATCACGAAGCTGAATATATCGCCGTGGCTCTGACAGGCATGGCATTTGTACCCGTCCGCGAACACCTGCATACTCGGATGCCGTTCATGATGTATCGGGCAACAGCAGACATTCCCTTTGACAGATATGCCGTACATTGCCAGAACATCCTTCATGCTCGTGTTCTGTTTAATTTCTTCCGCTGTCATATTTCACTATCTCCAATATCTTCTGTGCCGTTTCGTTCTTCCGGCAGAACATCCACTCGACTCCATAAGAAATGGTTAAATTGAACATTTTATCGTTCAGCCATCGCCCAGAATGTCGAGTGTATTTGCTCTTCCACGAGATTACATCCTTTGTTTCCTTGCAATCCGTTCCTTCGATCAGGACAATAAACCGATATTCATGCTCTTTTGCCCTTGTGACCTCTCTTGTGAACCGCATGATGTTCTCCTCTCCCTTTGACAGATTCGAACACAGCTCCTGAAGGTTGGCCTTCCGATCTATGACAATGCCATCGTTATCTGTATTGAGATAATCCCCGACATCGAGTTTGTGAACGGCATATTCAACACCCTTTCGGTCAAAATATTCCCGGATGTGATCCCATTTTTTTTCACGGCTATCTACAATAATCATGCGAACGGAAGTTCTTCCTTTGTTGACGAATCTATCTTCATGAATTCTTCAGAGCCTGCTGCTTCAACCGGAGCGAATTCGCTGTTTGATTTGGATCCGGCAAAATGCACCTTATCGACATTGCATATCGTTCTGCTCTGCTTCTGTCCGTCCTTCTCCCACTGTTCTGTAAGAAGTTTTCCTTCAACAACGCATTCCTGCCCTTTTTTGAAATATTTGCTCACGAACTCCGCCATACTGCGCCAAGCTTTACACCTTAAAAAGCACTTATCTTCGCGATCTTTGTACTTGTCCGACCATGCAACCGTGAACTCACACATACTGAAGCCGCCCTTTTCCTGAAGCTCCGGATCTGCTGTGAACCTTCCCTGAATTATCACTTTATTAACCATTATTTTTCTCCTTTGCCTTGTTCTTCATACATTCTCCGCACATAACCTGTCCGAGATTTCGCTCACTTATTTCTTTTATCTCCTGCACCGACTTTCCGGCATAAGGAAGGATGACCTTGCCGCACACCGGGCATTTCTCTTCAGAAAACTCTTTGATGCGGATCCCCGTTGTCTTTTTACCGAATGCCTTTACTTCTTCCACCTTCAGAATCACGCGATGCCCGAACGCATCAGCAGGATTATCAGAGTTTGGCGAGAATAACCGCTTCAGAGCCTTTGCATTTGTCTTATTCAGAACCATCGGCTTACATTCCTCGAAGAAAACGGTCTGCTTCTGAACTTTCGTTTTTGTCTGCTCGTCATAGCATTCAGCCATATCGATATCCTTGATCGTCACAACTTTCTCGGCCCCGATCTCTCCGATCAGCTCTGCATTGATAAAATTAGGATCGATGATCTTTTCCCAACTCGGTAAGCTCATTAGTATTCCCCCTCTCCGATTAACTCTGATATAATGTTTTCAGCTCCTTCATAGCCGTACCACTTGTCATTTGTTTTGCACCAATGATAGAGATTGATAGTTTGGCGGAACTGTTCATATCCTTCATTGATAAAATCTTCATTGCAGATGTATACTCGGACGGCATAAGGAGCTTTTTTCTCCTGTGCGATAAACACGAATCCATAATCCTCGAATGTATTCTGGAATACGCCTTCCCGGTACATTCCTGCCTGAAACTTATATCCGTACTTCCTGACGGATCTCTCAAATGCTCCATCAACGCAGGAATCCGTTGTTTTGTAGTCCACAATGTACTTTTTGCCGTCAACTTCTGTGATGCAATCCGGACGAACCTTACAAGCTTCCCCTGTTTCCTGATCTGTCCAGAAGAATGACTGTTCATGGATCCCATTCAGGAACTTCATGGCCTGTTCGTTTTGTCTGATCGCATTCCCCATATCCTTTATCTTCTGATATGAATCTGCCGTCAGAACGTCTTTGCCTTCAGCTTCCGTCAGAAAACGGGCATATATTTCTTTGCCTTCCTTTGTTCGTCTGTCGCATTGAGGAGCAACCGTGAACTCATCAACGAACGTGTCCGGCTCGAGAATCTCTTTGTGTGCCGCTCTGCCTTCCAATAACGCCAGAGATTCAGCATCTTCCTTGTGTTCCATTGCATATTTGAAATGCAACGGCGTTAATTCCCTTAAAACATTCAATTCAGACCTGCTTATTGCCGGATCAGATCTGTATTCGCTCTGTGTCATAAACTAACTCCTTCCTTCTTTACTTAATGCGGTTTACGATATCCCACATCTTCTTTAATGTTTCGAGATTGCTCTTCTCGACCGCCGATCTCCCCCGGAAGAACTGTCCGAGAATTCTATCCCCGATTCTTGCCTCGTCCTCCTGAAGATGCTTCGTCTGAAGTGCTATCTCCGTTTCTAAAACATCCATAAGCTCATTCATGTGATTCCCCTTCCTTGTTCATGTAGTCTAAAATCCTTACAAATAACTGTTTGTGGTATTCCACAAGCGTTTTGACTGCGACATAGTTTTCAACCTCGTCCAGAACTCGAAGAACTCTCTCAAGCTCTGACAGATATTTCTCCTCAATCTCCGTATCAAGCGAAGCATTCGGATGAATTATCCCGGCCTTTTCTGCCGCCTTAATGTCCTTCATCAACGCAAAATTGATTGCAGGCTCATCGATCCTTGTTCTCATAGCTCATCAGCATGAGAATGAGTCCGATTCCTAATACAACTGCGCATATCGGGAATGATCCTCGATTTGATGTGATGTGTTCTGCCAGACCTGCACCGCCGAACATCGCCAAAACTAACCCCTTACTGTATAATCCCTTCATTCTCAAGCTTTACCTCCCTTCATTAGATTTTTGATTTGCTCATCATAGATGTAATATGTTCGCCTCGGCTTCTTCCCTGTGCAGAACGCCCCCGGGATCTTACCGAGCTGACACATCATTCTGACCTGCTGTTCCCCACATTGCATCATTTGAGCTGCTTCTTTTGGTGTGATACGCTTCATAGTTTAACCCTTTAAACTTTCTAGGCAAAAAAATATTGTCCTGCCTCTTCCAAGGGAATTTCCAGAAGTTTGCTCATCTGCTTGATGTCATTACTTGAAAATTGCGTTTTTCCGCTAAATTTTCTCGATAATGTCACCTGATTGATGCCCAGAGCCTCGGAAAACTCCCGTTCTGTGCCGAATTTTTCTTTTATCCGGCCTCGGAGTTTTGCATACTTAAACTCCATATCTGACACCTCCTCTCTCAAAAATTCATATATCTTGTGTTGATGGTTAAAGTTTAAACCTTTAAACTCTGAAAGTCAACATTTTTTGTTTAATTTCTTAAACTTTTATGATAAAATAGTTTCACGTTCGAAATTGTTTCTTATTTTTATAAGGAGAAGATGACATGAAATATAACGTGACCGCCTCAAGAATTATGACGGCAATGGCTGATGCTGGTATTTCGCAGCAGGAACTTTCCAACAAATCGGGGATCAACAAATCCTCCATAAGTCATTATGTTAATGGCACTCACGCGCCGGGGAACAAAGCCGCTTACGCAATGGCACAAGTGCTTGACGTGGATCCGTTATGGCTGATGGGCCTCGATGTTCCGGAAGTCAAAAATGTTCCGGCACTCAATATTCAGGAGATTCATAATATTCCGACAGCGAGAAAACTTCCGACAATACAGATCGAGAGCGGAAAGATCACCGGGCAAATCCCCAAACTACACAAGACCATGGAAATAAATATCGATATGGAAAAACTCAAGGCCGATCAAGAATTATTATCGCTCTTTCACAATGCAACACAATCAGCGCGTGAAAGTGTTATGACATTACTTGAGAATTCGCAGATGCCGCAGAAACCGAAGATACCGCAGATGCCGAAGGTTAAAGTAGCCAGAGTGATAAAGAAGGGAAGAGCATGAGAAAACCGAACGGATATGGACATATAACAAAACTATCAGGAAACCGCCGCCGTCCTTACGCCGTCAGAAAAATTGTCGGATGGACGGAGAAGGGAACGCCGAAATATCAATATCTCTCATATCACAAAACTATCAGGGAAGCAGAAGCGGCCCTGAAGAAGTTTAATGACGATCCTTACGAGATGAACACTCTGACACTCAAGGAAGTGTATGACGAATGGCGGCCAAATCAGACCGATAAGGCCGATGGAACGATTAAGGCGTACAATACCGCTTATAAGATGCTCGAGCCTCTTCATGACGTCAGAATGACCCAAATCGACCGCATTATGCTTCAGCGATTCTATGATGAGTTAGAGGGAACAAAGAATACCTCAACCAATGTGAAGAAACTTCTGTCAAAACTGATACAATATGCGGTTAGGCGCGGAATCATGCCGATGTCAGCCTTGTCTCTGCATAAAACCATTGATTTCAGCACCCGGAAGGAAGGCAAGAAAACAGAACACAAACGCATCCCAAAGGAAATTGTCGATAAGCTCTGGGATCTGACAGATAATGATACTGTAAAGCAGATTCTCCTATATATTTACACCGGCTGCCGATATGAAGAGCTGTATGAACTTCAACCGGAGAATTGTCATCCGGATCACATTGATATTGTCGATGCTAAAACGGAAGCAGGAAAGCGGATTGTGCCATTGAGCGATAAGGCCCTGAAGCTTCTTCCTGTGGAACCGATTCCGCAATATACTGTGTTCAACAAGCGTTTTAAGGAAGTCCTGCCGGGATATCACATCCATGACACACGGCACACTTTTGTCTCGATGATGACCGAGGCTAAAATCGATCAGAGGCTCATCAAGGTAATTGTCGGACATAAGACGAATGATATCACGGATCTATACACACACATCACTCTGGAAGCGATGCTCGAGGCCGTGAACAAGATATGATTCTGTAAGAAAGTGTGTCGGAGAGTTTGTCGGAATGTTTGTAAGAATGCAAAGTAATAACAAGTGCAATTAAACGAACGCAAGTGCGCGTAAAATATGGTATGACCGCGCTAGTCAAGGTTTTGTGAAACACCATTTCGGTTTTTAACAAATGTGGTATTTTCGGGATTTCCGATGTGATTTGTCGGAATATAAGTAAGATAATAAAAAGAGCCGCTCAAATGTCGGCTCTGATTAAAGATTTGATATATCCTTGAATGTTCTCGCTGCTCTCAAGCTTCTGAATGATATCCGCATCCGTTTCCTTGTTGAGCTTCAGATGGATCATTCTCCATTTATCCCGGGAAGCTTCGTCATATTTCTTCTGTGCGCGTTTTTGTGCTTCTGTTGTCATATTGCCCCCCCCCTTATCTCCAAACACAATCAACAATGTTTTCGCCTTCATTTATGTAGATTGTATCAATATCAGGATGTTCATTCAAGTATTCTTCTGCTTTTCTTCTTGCTCCTCTAATATTCCCCACATGATCGTATGTCACGTTTTCGCCTTCGTCATCTGTAAACCAAAAATGTCTCATTTTTTTCTCCTTCCTGCCGGGATTAGACGCCCGGCTCGGCTTGATGTTTTAGATTGCTATTCTCTGACCTGTTATGATATCGACTACAACTGTTCCTCTTCCGAATGCTGATCTCATTTCTTCGATCTCTTCTGTTGTGATCTGCCTTGCCTGCCTTCTGTACGCTTCTATTGCTTCACTTGACTGAACTTCTTTTGCCTGCCTTGTTGCTTCTCTGCTGAATGCATATCCGGCATATTCAAGCTTCTCGCAGAAGTCATCCGGTAAGTAATTACCGCTTGCTATCCATCTGATCGCTCCGTCTTCCTCAACGATTGCCTTCTCATCTGCTTCCTTGACGGCTTTCTCAACTTCTGCCTTCGCTGATTTTTCCCAATAATGATTGTTTTCTGTTCCTTTTCTCTCTGCTACTTGCTTATCAAGTAATCCGCTTATTTCCTGTTCAAATCTTGTCATTTCCGTTCTCCTTCCTGTGAGTGCGTTTCCTTAACTCTGACATAAGTATATACCTATATCATATATACGTCAACACCTATATGAAAAAAGTTAAAAAAATTTTTGCAATAAAAAAAGAGCCGCCCGGCATTACCCGAAAACGGCTCCAAGTGGGGAAGTATAAATAAGGGATAGCTATTTCATCATAGGCAAACTCGCCCATGTTTTCGGCCCGATAATACCATCGGATTTTAATCCGTGATCCTTCTGCCACTTCTTCACGGCGGCTTCGGTTTTCGGCCCGAATATTCCATCAGCGGATCCACAAGCATATCCGTTCATGTTCAGGAACATCTGCCAATGACGGACATATTCGTTCTGATCGCCTTTTTTTAGTAAAGGCATAGGCTCCGCTGTCGGTTTTGTATCTATTTCGCCTCTTGCGTACATCAGCCATTCTTCTGCTGTGATATACGCCTTATCGAGATCGAGATCCTTCATATATCCGGGAAGCTGACCTTTGGAAGAATATTGCAATATGATGCAATCCTTCCAAGCTCCGAATCCTTTTGTATCTGTCCAAGGATTATCTTTATACCCTGTCGGATTATAATTCGGATATTGAGCCGCCCAAAGCGGATAACTCGAATCCCAAGAGAACATACGGCAAACAGATTTGCTCATGTAAATGCCCGGAGTGATGCCCGTGTTCTGCTTAACATAAGCAAGGAACGCCTTCGCATACTCGGGATTGTTCATATTCGGATTCTGATCCCATTCCCAATCAAGGAAGAGAATGGCCTTCCCGATATAGTCTTTTACAGTATCAAGGAAGTGTTTCGCTTCAGGAATGGCACCGCCGCCCCCGGCGTAATGGTAAACCCCGAGGAACTTCCCGAGCGAATCCGCCTGTTTAATCTGCTTCTTGAACTCTGGCGAAACGTAAGAAGTGCCTTGTGTAGCTTTGACGATGACAAACTCGCACGGCACCTTCGACAAATCTATTCCTTTTTGATATCTGGATATATCAATTCCGTTCATTCTTTCGAATCCTTATAATACTGATAAGAGCTGATTCCGAGCAATACGCCGATAAATGTGGTTATGGCTGCTATTGTTCCAACAACCTGCTCCGCGTAAGGAAAACCCCATATCTGCGCAAGAGCAAAATACAGAGTGCCAAGAGCCGGTAAACCGACCTGACAGAGATATTTCAATACTGTGTAAAGCTTATCTGACATTTTCATCGTAATCCTCCCTTCAGATCCGCAACGGCCTGTTCGAGCTTATATGTGCGCTCTATCACGTTATTATGCTTCTCGACACGAGCTGAAAGATTCCTGATCTCGACATCGATGACCGCGATCTGTTGCTGAACGGAAGCATTGACCGCCGTTATATCGTCCTTTAGATCCTCGATATTCTTCAGGATAAGTGTTTTATTCTCGTTTCTATCCTTTTTCGCCGTAACGTGCCAAGTGCCAATAGACACGATCAACGTCACGGCTCCGGATATGATCGCACATAATATTGCTGAATCCATTTCTTTCTCCCATCAAAAAAGCACCCCCGAAAGAGTGCCAATGTGTTTAATGTGTTTCCAACGCGTTGAAAGTGCGTTGAACTATCTGCGCTATCGTTTCAGTTAGCGCAAGAGTTATCCGACCGCATAAGTTAGCGCAAGAGTTATCCGACCGCATAAATACCCGCTTTTGTAACTGTTGAAAGCGTGTTGATTATGGTTATACCATTTGCATCTACTGTTTTAAGCCATGAACTACCCGTGTTAGGCATAGTAACTTTCATGACCGATGATGCAACAGTACCCGAACTATCAATGCCGTATTGCATATAAAATCCCGTACCAACACTCTCGTCATAAACATTATAGTAAATAGTCGAATTATTGTACTGAACAAAAGTAACTACGCATTTAGGCTTGAAACCCATAGTTATAACTCCGTCAAGCGGAAAATCGGATTGTGATGTACCTAACAATGTAAAGACATTTCCGCCCCCACCTGCACTCATGGCTAACATTTCTTGAAACATAATTTATATCTCCTATCTTCTGTGCTTTCCGTTTAGAAACCGAAGGAGTGCCGACCACGAATCGACACCCCTTCATGCCTTGAAAAGAACGAATTATTCCTCAACCGGTTCCGGAGGTTCCGGAGAAACACGCGTATCTTTCGAATCGGTATCGAGAACGCGCCCGAAGTTATCGCGCCAGAGAACGCACACAAAATCAAAATCTGTACTCGGAATGAGCCTTGCAGCTTCGGAATGGAACAGAGCCTTCGCTGTTATCTCGTCCTT